GGAAGAACTTGGCATCTTATCCAGTGTCTTTCTGGAGATCAAACTGATGGATATGGCGGAGTGCCCGGTATTGGCGTTAAGAGGGCGGCGACGCTCTTTGATAAAGAAGGATACAGCTGGAAGACAGCAGTCAAAGCATTTACAGACAAGGGTCTAACAGAAGAAGATGCTCTACTAAATGCAAGACTTGCTAAAATATTAACTATTGATGATTATGACACAGAAAAACAAGAAGTCATCCTCTGGACTCCCAGAGCCGATTACTCAGTTGACAGTTGAACAAGATCTTAGGATGAGAGTCTTAAAAGATAGGTTAAATGAAACCTATTATGATCATAAAGAGGATATAATAACCCTCTTCCTTGCCTTGCAAAAACAGAACTTTGTATTAGGTAATTCACTCACAAATCTACTCAAAAAATGGACTACTATAGAAGAGGAAGCATTGAGGTCTGGGATTTCATTCGTGATCAGGACTTAAGCTTCCACTTAGGTAATGCTATAAAATATATATGTAGAGCTGGTCATAAAGGTGGTCAGCTCAAGCGATGCGAAGACTTAGAAAAAGCTATTCACTATTTACAAAATGAACTCCACCATGAAGAAAACATTCTTATCAGCACAGGCGAAGGAATTCCGATCCAAATACAATCTAAAGAGTTCCCCTACAAAGAAACAACGTACTTATCAGAAGAATCTGATCGTAGAGGAATTTAAAGAGTTTCTTGAGGCTGAAGGAGAATTATGGCATAACCATCCTGATTATCCAAGCGAAGCTCTGAAAGAATTAGCTGACTTAGTATACGTCTGCTATCAATATGCTGAGAACATGGGCTGGTTCTTAGATGAAGCATTGGATAGAGTACATTTAAGTAATATGTCTAAACTAGGCAAAGACGGTAAACCAATCTACCGAGAAGATGGTAAAGTCCTTAAAGGACCAGATTACGAACCACCAACATTAATGGATCTTATATAAATGACAGAATTAATCTCCCGCACTGGTCGGGTCCAGTCATGGCTGGATAACCCAGAATCAAGACTTCCCGTGTCATGCACGGTTTACGTCGTCGAAGACAGCATGGAAGGTCCAGAGGGCATTGAGGCTAGCTGGAGATTTGCATCCCATGCATTGAGAAATGGGGCAGGGTGTGCTATACACCTATCTAAATTACGTCCTAAAGGGGACGACAATGGTCGTGGCTTGACAGCTAGTGGCCCAGTATCCTTTGGAAAAATCTACTCGGTACTAAACGAAATCTTACGCAGAGGGGGGACATACAAAAATGGTGCGATTGTTCTTCATTTGGACATTGATCATCCTGACATTGTCGATTACATTACAACTCCTAGATCCGAACTCCCGTGGGTCAAGAGGTGTGTCGACCTTGATGATGAGAAATGGAAAAACGCTAATCAGACAACCAAAGATGCGTTAATATACGGGATTAGGTCAGGTGATATCTGGCTAAATAAAATTAAACACGATAAAAACGGAGAAAGAATTTATGGCAACGTCTGTCTTGAGGTTTACTTGCCCTCACGTGGAACTTGCTTGTTACAGCATGTCAATCTCTCAGCCTGTCACACACAGTCAATCAGGGAGGGTTTCATTAAAGGTATGTCCGAGTTGTGCAGCCTCCATAGCCGGACAGGTGTTGGAGCAACTGGAGAATACTTGTCGTCTGATATCGACAGACAGGTTGGCCTCGGCGTCCTCGGCCTCGCAAACCTCCTTGCACGACATAGCGTAACTTACGAACAGTTTGGTAGAGCACTACAATGCGTAAACAATCATGGAGCTATCGTTACAAGAGCAGAACATCTTGCCAGTGAACTTAGATATGGTATTGAAGCTGCAGCCGAAGTGGCTAGGGCTAATAATATGGTTAGAGCATTCTGCATTGCTCCGACAGCCTCGTGTAGTTATAGAAGCAAGGATTTGGATGGCTTTACGAGTACCCCAGAAATTGCACCACCAATCAGCCGCACTGTGGACAGAGATAGTGGGACATTCGGAGTGCAAACCTATAACTATGGACAAGTAGAAATAGCTAGTGAAGTAGGCTGGGAAGCTTACAAGAGAGTAGCAGATGAGATAATGATAATGTATAATAAAACAGGACTTCTTCATGGCTACAGCTTCAACTCTTGGAGTGATGTTGTAGAATACGACAATGAATTCGTGGAAGAGTGGTTGGCATCGCCTCAAACCTCCTTATATTACAGCCTTCAAGTGATGGGAGACACACAAGATAAGAGCGATGCGTATGCAGCATTAGACGAAGATGATGTCCAAGATTACTTGCAGGGTATTTTACAAGAAAACCCGATAACCTGCGATTGTCAAGAATGAACAACCCTTATGAAAAATTACTCAATAGAAAGAGAACATGGACACCCGTCCAAACTACAGCTGGTGAGCTTAAACACGGAGCTGAAGAGGCCATCTACCGTGCTCTCGCAATACGCCATATGGAGCTACCAGTTGGCGAGTTTATTACAGAGGCACTTGAAAAGGAGGTTCCCGAATCTGCACGGACTCTTCTAGAATCTAATGTAAAGGATGAGGTCAAACACGACCTCGCCCTTACATATATCACCAATGCTATAGGCGTTGATGAGAAAGCAGAAGCAGAAGCTTTCAAGCTGAGAGATGCTTGGGAAGCCCACCCAGATCACACTATATTAAAAGCTTTGGTAGCTGAACGTGCTATTTTCTTTGTTATTCTTCCTTTCTTTAGGTTTTGTGGTGATTCGGGTATCCGAACAGTATCAGCTGATATATCCCGAGATGAACAAATTCACGTGGCCTGTAATAGTCTCGTTTGTTCTGCTATGGGTCTACGCCCTAGTAATTCTCTGGACAAACTTAGGAAAGCCACAATTAATTGGATCTTTCAACCACTAGGTATAAATACTACCGATAAATATTTGGACAAAAATTTTTGGCTGGATTCATCAGACCGATTAATGTATGAGGGAAAAGCTCCACAGCTTTCTGATACACGGTCAGCACGGATGCCAGCATTCTTTGAGCATAGTAATGTCAACCTACCCCAATATGCTTGAGCCTTTAATAGGGCCAAACGCACAATCAATCCTTCAAGAATTGGAGGAAAAATTTCCACCAGTAAACCCACATCCTAAAGAAGATATAGGAGCAATCATGTACAAATCAGGACAACGCTCTGTCGTAGAGTGGATAGCCAAGAGGCTAGAGGAATAGATCATGGGAAGATCAAGATCAAGACGCAGACGAGGTAAGTCTGGAGGTCAAGGTAGCGGAGGATCAGGAAAAGGAAAAGGAACAGGTGGTTCAAGAGGAAGGTCGTCAGGTACAAGAGGCGGTCAAGGTAAGGGCGGCTCTGGTAAAGGCAAAGGTACTGGTGGCAGTAAAGGTCGCTCTAATAATACTAGAGGCGGTCAATCAAAAGCTAACAGGAATCAAAATAAGAAAGCTAGAACTGCTGTAAGTAAAGCTTTTAGTGGTGGTGCAGCTCACGCAGCTGGTCATACTAAAAAGCCGTCTAAGCTAAGACAGCAGATTAGTAATCTAAGAAATAACATACAACGGCAATCTACACCAGAAGCTAAGAAACAACGACGTGCTGATAGATTAAGGAGACAGTTTGGTCTTGATTACTCAAGTATGAATCCTAGTTTTAAAGTTGATGTTAGTGTAGATCAGGCAGCGAGAAGATTAGGTATTCATCAGAATCCTTTGTACAAGCGTCTACCTAGAGACGTAAGAAATTGGAAGTTTAAGTATCAAACACAAGCACCTACTAAACGAGGTATACGTGATGGATACAGAGCACCTAATAGAGGTGGACAGAATATAACATCTAATACTAGAGATCAGTTACAAAGTATAAGGCACCCTCGGTCCTTAAAAGGTGATACAAACATTCCAAAAAATTTATATAAAGGATGGCTTGACTTTTATGATAGACAACATAAAGGCCGAAGTCCAAAGGAAGAAGCTGCTGCACGTAACGCTGCTCAACAAAAAGAATTCAGTCAAAGACAGAAGGAATATGATGTAGCCAGACACAAACAAGAACGTAGAGGGAAGCCACACTTTCGTGGAGGACCAGATCAAATAGGTCCGGGCGGAGGATTAATACCACTGCCATCAATACCACGGCCTATTAGAGGGAAAGATCAACAAGGTCCGGGGTATGGTTTATTCCCAATGCCGATACCACGACCTATCAGAGATAAACCAGAGAGAGATTGGTTAGGTGACTTTTACAGCCGTTATAATATAAGTGGAGGTGAGGTAGACCAAGAAGCTAGAGATTACTGGACTAATGAAGCTAAGACTAAAGGTAGGACAGCTACCTTAGATATTATCAGAGGTACAGCTAGAGACCAAGGTACTTGGGGTGGTATGTCTGCAAAAGATGAAGAAAGGATCGCTAAGATTCCTAAAGGCAGTCGTACTAATTGGAGAGGTACAGTAATAGATAGAAGATTTGCAGGTAGACCAAAAGGTAGAGCTAAACCAACAGGAAGAAAACCTACAGGTCGTGGCCTCTTTCCCAGCATAGCTGCTAGTATGGCAGCAAGAGGATTTTAACTTAACAACATTAATAACATGAGCTTTGATCTAAATCAAATTTACAAGAGCCTTCTAGGCAGAGACGTCGGAACTGAAGGCAATACATATTGGACACAACAATACAACGATGCTATACTTGGAGGCAAATCTACAGCAGATGCTATCTCAGGTATCAGGAGTGCAATAGCACAATCTGATGAGTATAACTCACCTCATGCACAGCATACAAGAGCTGCAATGGCTTCTATAGCAGACGGAGATGGGGTAAGACAAGGTACAGTTCCAAGTTATAGTGATATGTATAACGCTGATGGAACGCCTAACCCTAACTGGACTAACTCAGAAGATTGGTATAAAGCTAAAACTCAAGAACTGTACGATGCAAGTCAGCTAGGTGGTGGCAGTCAGACTGGAGGCATGAGTGATTCTCAATATAATTCTTTATTTGGAGGAATTGGTGATATAGGTACTGGCATTACTGATCTTATGGCTGCGTTTGAAAAAAACCAGAAAGATATGATGGCAATGTGGAACAACGCTAACTGGGGTAGCGGCGGCGGCGGCTACAATCAAGGAGGGCAGACAGTTAGTGGAGTAAAAACTCAGAATGAACTGCCCGGATGGAAACCTAAAACAGGAGGATCTTCAGGTTTTTTTGGAAGAGGTGGAAACCGCTTTGGCTTATCAACCTCATCACTAAATACAGCATAGAAAAATGACAGCTAAATCTAGGTATGATTATTTATCCAGTGATCGTTCCCAGTTTTTAACCGAAGCGAAAGATGCATCGGAACTCACCTTACCATACCTTATTAAAGGGCATGAAGAAAGCTCTAAAGGTATGAGACAACTCAAGACTCCTTGGCAATCCGTTGGAGCCAAAGGAGTTGTAGCATTAGCAAGTAAATTATCACTCAGTCTGGTTCCACCACAGACTAGTTTCTTTAAGTTACAGCTAGATGAGTCACAATTAGGAGAAGAGTTTCCACCAGAAGTAAAATCAGAATTAGATTTATCCTTTGCAAAAATAGAGAGGACCATCCTTGATGCTATTGCAGCATCAGATGATCGTGTAGTAATACACCAAGCATTACAGCACCTAGTTGTAGGTGGCAATGCTCTAGTTTTCATGGCTAAAGATGGGCTGAAATTATTTCCGTTGAATCGCTTTGTGTTAGAACGAGATGGTAACGGCAACGTGATTGAAATAGTCACAAAAGAAAGAATCAACAAAAAATTAATAGAGAA